GATAATCATAAAAAGAAAATTAATGAAGCTATCAATGATGTAGTTCATAGATATTTTAGTATATCACGAATCTATGAAGGAAATATAGCACTATCGCTTGCTACTAAAATAAGCAATTTACGTGTAAAGAATATAACTAATAAACATTATAAAGAAGTTATTAAATCTATTATTAAAGAGAATAAACGTGTTAGCCCATATAGATTAATACAAATTCTACTTACTATTAAAGAGATAAAGCAGGAAAGTATTCGTAAAGATTTTATAGAACGTATATATGACAGCATTGATCAAGAAGAAATGGATGATATTAATAAAAGAGATATGATTACTAAAGAAATTGATACTGTCGAGAAGGCCTTGGCCTTTATGAAAAAGTATACGTTGAATAATAGAGAAAAAGGTGAAGAAGATAGATATAGAGCCAGTGCTTCTGTAAAGTTATTAGATGAAAATAATTTATGGCCAAGAAGTGCTGACGAAGCAAAAGCATTTATAGAAAAATATAAAGATATTCCTACTACTGATCCCAAGTATTTTATCTTAGAAAAGGCTTATACTATTGTTAAGGAAGAATTCCGTTCTCTGTCACGGAATCAACAGTTAAACAAAATCAATAAAAGATCAAAAGAAAAGAAGGAAGCAAATAAACTACAAATACAAACTATAGAGGAATTGAAATATGACCCTGGATCTACAAATGTCAAACTGCCATTTGGACCCTTTACAGCCGAGGATTGTATAGGAGATATAAAGAAACCTGGACTGCGTCAAGAAACATTAGCAGAGTCTTTTAATCGAACCTATGTGTTTTTATATTATAAAATGAAAAATCAAGAAGTGCCAGCTGATGTATATAAATTGACAGAGTCTCAAAAAAATGAATTAAGATCTGTTTTTACTTCCTATAAAGATCAGTTTAATGCTGGTGGTCCTCAAACAAATAAAATTATTAAAGATATATTTCATTATGATGACCCTGTTCAATTTCAGAATGATTTTACAGAATTTCAAAATGGAGGCCCTTCTCGTATTCTTGCACGCAAAGATGATAATGGGACACAAATATGTGCATTTGCATGTTGCACACAGGTTGAAAGAGTTATTGGACCTATAGAACTCACGGATGAACAATTAGAATACCGTGATCAACTACAGAAATATCAGGCAAGTTCACAAGAAGATAGATTCCATATTTATAAGCCTCATAGTGATATTTTGGATCATGATATAAATGAAGCTCCATACATTATTGTTGAAAACGAGTATTTCCCTGAATCAACACACGGCAAATATTTAATTGGGAGTTTAAGTATAAAAAATATAGATAAATACACATTTATAAAAGATGCTGTAGAAAATAATGGTATTATTTCTATTAGTAATGATTTAAAAGCTGCTGTGGAAAAGGTCTTTGGTAAAGTTACACCACAGTTTACTTTTCAGGCTGATCTAAAAGACAAGCTTGATAAAGCAAGAATTGGTGTTGAGAAGGCTCTTAAAAAGCGTAATCAGACACGCAAAAATCTAAATGCAAAGATAAGTTTTGTAAGTAAGGCAGCTAGACAAAAGAAGTTTAATAATGCAGAAAAGGAATTAAAGTTTGCTAAGAATCTGGTGGATGTATATGTGCGGAATTCACAAGAGGCAGAAGAATTCAAAAAGAAAGTAAGCCTTGCTCCTGCTCCTGCTGCTCCTGCCGCTCCTGTTGTTCCTGCTCCTGCTGCTCCTGTTCCTTCTGCTCCTGTTGCTCCTGTTCCTACGGCAAACAATCTTAATATTCGTAATGAAAATGGCCCAGAAGCTAGAATGAAGAAACGTATAGGAACCATTCGTAAAAAGGTGAAGAATCTGAGAGGAGTTGTCAATGCGTTAAAAAGAGGTGGTAGAAGAACAAGAAGACATTCGAGAAAATAATATAGGGATTAAAATAGAGGATGTTCAAGGGATTTCCTAATCCATTCAAGAAGGCAGTTCCTGCTGCCGCTGCAGCTCCTAGTGTTAAGAAAAACTTCGGAGATTTCACAAGAAAATATAAAATAAGTAAGAATATCAAAAACTATAAACCTGTAAATATAGGCAAAAGAAGTTCACTATTTAATCGTGGTGGAAAGCTGGGGCGTTTAAATACAATCTACGCCCTCGATAACTACGAGAATAATAAAGTCGAAGGAGATAAGGCAGTCGATATAGCGAAAAAAAGATATCAAAAGTTACGTGGCACAATGCCATTATCACAAGATGATTCTCTTGAAATGAATACTTTATATTATTTGCTGAAGAAGGTAGGTAACGTAGCAGGTTTGCCATCACCTACAGGTCCAAATGCAAGTGTAAATACTTATAATTATGGGAATGACGTTTTAGTAACTCCTAATTCTCCTGCTGCTCCTGCTGCTAACGCAGGTGATCCTTCTGGGCCTGCTGCTGCTCCTGCTGCTGCTCCTGCTGCTAATAACGCAGGTGATCCTACTATCGAAGGCACAATTCAGCGGATGAAGTGCACTGTTTGCGAGTCACAGAAGATCATTAGCAATGCATTGAAGAATGGTAAGGGACCTGCGAAGTGCGATATGTGTGGTGCGAAGGCGGTTGTTCCTATTGCTGCTCCTTCTGCTGCTAATATGTTTGGAAGCACTAACTTTTCAACAAATGGAAGCCGCAATAATGCAAATAAAGGTGCTAATGCTGCGGCAGCTGCTAAAGTTCCTACTGCTGCCAATATGTTTGGAAGCACTAACTTTTCAACAAATGGAAGCCGCAATAATGCAAATAAAGGTGCTAATGCTGCTGCTACTCCTGCTACTGCTGCTCAAGAGGCCGAAAATGCTGCAAATGCAGCTGCTGCTGCAGTAGAGGCAGCTTCAAATGCTGCTGAACATCCTAATGATAGAAATGCTGCAGCTCAAGCCGCTGCCGCTGCTGCGAATGCCGCAAGGGCGAATGCAAATGCTAGAGCTGCAGCTGCGGCTGCAGAAGCTGCAAGGGCTGCAAATGCAGCTGCTGCACCTGCTTCAGCGGCTGCCCCTGCACCTTCCGCTGCTGCACCTCCTGCTGCCCCTGCTCCTCCTGCATCTAGAGCTTACAATCCATTCAATAATAGACCATCTTATAATATTAAAGGAATAAATGGTGTTCCAAATATTACGATTAATTTAAATAATCAAAAAGTAAAAAATTGGGATCTAAGAAGACTACAAGATAAAATAACAAAAGCGATTGGCATATTAAAACATTTAAAAGAAATAAACACAGCAACTAGTCAGGATAAAATTAAACTTGATCAGTTAGAAGAGCTTAAAACAAAAATAAACACAAGATTAGCTTCTAAATCATCTTCTAATCCACCAAGCACACGCAAAAATCGCAAGAATAGCAGAAACACACGTAGAAATACAAGGACCTCAAGGCGATAAGGGACCGCAAGGGTAAGGGACCGCAAGGGTAAGGGACCGCAAGGGTAAGGGACCGCAAGGGTAAGGGACCGCAAGGGTAAGGGACCGCAAGGGTAAGGACCCAAAGGAAATAAGAAATAAATAGATAGAATGTCGCTGTCACGTTTCTTTGAAAAACACTTTCATCAGACACCTGGTCAATCTGAACAGACGCCTGTTGAACCTCAAAATCAAAAGACACATGTCTTTACACCCAAACCCGAGATAGTCGACAACACGACCCAGAAAGATATCTTTCATATCTTCACTGACGGTGCCTGCACGAATAACGGCACCAAGGCAGCAAAAGGTGGATACGGTGTCCACTTCTTCTCAAGCCCCGATCGCAGCCTCGATCTTGCCGAATCCCTTCTAGCCTCCGAGCCACAGACCAATAATCGCGGTGAGCTCCGTGCTATTCAGGCCGCCATTGACTTTGTCGAGACAAATCGAGAGGAACTCTACAGCAAGTTCAACACAATCACAGTCTGGTCTGACTCAGAGTATAGTATCAATTGTCTTACGAAGTGGCTGCCCAAATGGAGAAAGTCCGGATGGGTAAAGAGTGACGGCAAGGAAATCCAGAATCTGGATTTAATTCGCAGTATATCTGACCAGTTACAGCGTAATCCAAAGGTCATGCTCCAGCACGTAAGAGCCCACCAAGTCGGAAAAGAACATCTCTTTCCATGGTCAGGCAATCATATTGCCGATGAACTCGCTCGCAAGGGTGTAGATCGGCCCAAAAGATTTCAAAACTCTCAGTAAATGTTCATCTACATTGTTATCGAGAACAACGAACTATATCCTGATGCATATTTACGTTATGAAGATGCTGTTGCTGCTGTGAAAGAAAAGCACAAAGAGGAAATTGAAGAAGAGCTGCAGTGGCTCGAGGAGAATCCTGGATATCATGGCTGTAACGATATTGATGTTCCTGAGGCGAAAGATGGACCAACATGTTTATACATTGAAAAGGGTATTCATATCTATATTCATAAATACAAGATTTAATACCTGGCCTTCTCAGACGCCGACAGAGAACGCCACTTCTCACCGAGCTTCTTGCCCACCTGCGTGAACTCGATGCCAGGGTTCTCCTTCATGATATTCGGACGCTGCTCCTTGGAGAACTTCATGAAGCCGCTGAGCTTCTTCTTGCCGCCCTCCTGCTTTCTCGTCGCGTTCTTTCTGTTCTTCTTGCCGCCAGTTTGATTACTATTGTTGCTATTGCTATTGTTATTGCTATCGTTCGCGGCGGGCAAAAGACCCCCAGCAGCAGCACACGTCACACGCAGTTCATCACCAGCATCTAGAACAAAGTTGTGAACGACCATTCTACTCATAGCCAATAAATTTGAAACGCCGCCTGGCCAAAGCACAACCCACAAAGCAAAATGGCCGCACAACCTACAAAGTCTTCCCACCAGAACCTCCTTGAGGCCTTCCTTGAGGACCCAAACACCATGCGTCTTCAACAATCAGACAAGATGCACAGCTTTCATGTTGCCTTCTTGGTCTGCCGTGGTAAGATCCTAGAGGTCGCCTCCAACCGTATTGGAAGTCGTTCTCGGGGATCCGGCTACGGTAACTATACAATCTGTGCAGAACGTAACGTCATCAAGCAACTCGGAAACCTTCAACTCTTGAAGGGTTGCGACTTGTTCATTATGAAGATCCATGAACACAAGGAGACCGGAGAGAGGACCTTCTGTTATTCGCGGCCCTGTCATTTCTGTGAAGTGTTTCTCACCAAGTGCCAACGTGAGTATGGTCTCAAGAATATCTATTACACGGAGTTTTCCCATGATCCAGTTGCGACCAACAATACCTACACCAAGAAGTATTCCAGCAAAAAGTCTGCTGACTCTAAAGCCCCCTCCATCCAGGCTTGTCTTAGGGACAAGCTCTCGCCGCAGCAGTAAACACCAGGAAACCTATCAGGAAAAGGATAATGAGCTTTTTTTGATTCCTCAGAGGGATTATAAGATCCAGGAAGCCAATAGGTGCATCCTGAAGTCCACGGATGTGTCTTAAAATAGATCGGGTCAGGAATATCTACGTCAGGAAGAAGGTCACGAAGTTGGTTCGTTAAAAAGTGGCGAAGAACTCCATCCGACATTTCCATCAGTTTCCTGGCATCCTGCGACTCTGTGTAAGAAATCATTGCCACATTCTCCGTCATTGGAATAAAATACCGTAGAGGTTCTGACGTTACAAAGCGTTCAATGCCCTTCAGGCACGGCTTATCAAACACAGCATAGCAACGTAAGAGCGGCTCCATCTTCAGAAGTTTTATGAATGGAGCGTCCTTGAAGGCTGGTAGGGTCCTCAAAGCATCCACATGTAATGCAAGAACAACTTTCGGTGCCTCCCAGATGACTTTGCCATGTGGCGTCTTTGAGATGACCAGAGTCTTTGTGCCCGACCGTTGAAGATCCTGAACATCCTGCTTGGCAAAGAGAAAGCCTCCTCTCTTTTTGAATTCATTGACCATTCCGTGAATAAGAGACGAGAGACCTGTCTTTACAACCGTGAAGTTGCTTTTAGAGTCCATCTCGTTCTTAAAGGACTGAATTGCGAGATCTGCCCTCAGAGTTTCGACTTCTGCTCTGTAGGGAAAGGCCTCGAACAGAGTTTTTGCACGTTTAGGCCCCAGGAGTTGTATCGAGAGTTCCAACATCGTGTGGTTGGCCAGGAGTTCTGGATCCAGCCGTTCAAACATCGGAAGTAGGAAGTCTAGAGAATTTGAAAAAGGATTTTCTCTCATCTCATCTCCTGCCTTCGGAATCCAGAGTTGTGTATGGCTCAGAGGAATTGTCTCGAGCTTATACTCCTTCAAGAGTCCATGAACTTTCTTATGTGTATCCGAGATTCGTCCAGCTCCATTCTCCCAATGATAGGTCTTTGAACCGACTTCAGCTGCATAGCTGACAACACGACCTCCGAAATAATTGTATTTCTCGAGAATTATGACTTTTTGTTTAGGATTCTTTTTCAGGACTTCAATGCCACACCGAAGTCCTGAGATACCTGCCCCAACAATGATAAGATCCGCCTGCATACTATCTCACTATACGAACTTTTTTAACCACTCAATAACCGCCTCCGTATTTGAACTACCGAGAGTTCCAACGACCGCCTTGTCCTTAATAACCAAGAAGGTCGGTATAGATTTAATACCACAGAATCCCGCCGTATAATCATTCTCATCAATATCGCACTTCAGCCAGAAGGCCGTGGGAGCCGCCGAGATGACTCTGTTTAAATCGAGACGCTTACAAGCTCCACACCACTTGGCCGTGAAATACACAACACAAAAGCCAGGAACAGGATCCTTTGTAGAAACACGGCCGATTAGAATCTCAAACTGTTCTTGGGTTTGGAGGGGTGTCAGAGCCATTCTCTTCAGTAAGAAGAGTCTTTCTTAAGACGGATGCTCCTACTCCACCAAGAGCAAGCAGAAGAAGACCACCAAGAAAGAAAGCATCACTTGGCCCTGCACCCTCGGGCCCGTGGAGGCTAGGCCCTGCAAGAGAGCCACCCGCCTGTGCAGTCTTCAAAGCAGCCTCCTTGAGTTTCTCAGGATCCGTGAAAGCCGCAATCTTGTTGGCAGCCTGTTCAGCAATCACAGGAGCCTTCTCAGCAAGAGCCGCAACACCCTTTCCTGCTGTCACAACAGCCTTTGCGGTCTTTTCAATCGGAGGAACCACTTGACACTTTGCCGTGTCAAGAATCTCCATCGGATCCTTAATACCAAAGAGTTTCATAATCGGCTTCACAAAGGATGTGTATAGATTACTCGGCGGAATTCTTGTTCTTGCATCAATCGCCTTTGCAAGTGACTTCGGTTCCATGATGTTCGGCGAGAACCCAGTCTTTTCAATGAATGACGTGAGAGGAAACATGCGAGGCACACCCTTTTCATAGATCTCTGTCGGCTTCGTCATCAGTAAATAGATCTCAAAGAGTCCCTCGAGCCAGAAGACTGCGATGAATACAAGACCCAGAAAGGGTATCAAAGAAAACATGGCTTTGAAGGTTCCACCATTTGTATCACCTGCAACGAAATTACTGATGCCAAACGGCACAAGGATTGTGATTAGATACAAGATGAAATAGAGAACCTGTGAATATCCAGCCTTTGACGGTCCAAGAGTATCCTTCTCATCACCGACGATTCCACTAAAGTAGTTGAATGCAAGGCCCTTCGGCCCCGTCATAGGAACACTCAGGCCAAAGTGCTTCACATAATGTTTATCACCGAGAGCCTGGAGAATATCATAGAAATACCATAGGCCCAGTGTAAAGATATTAAAGATACCTTTCTTGAAAGCCGTAGAGGGTGATCTGAAAAGTAAATGGTCAATGCCAAAGAATCCTGTCAATGGAAAGACTGTAAAGAGAAGAAAGACCCAATAGGGAAGGACAGTGCCCTCCCAATAGTCTCCATGAGTTGTATCTGTGGTCGCCATGGCTCTTGCTATTGAAGGCGGCTCTTAAATCGTAAAGAGTAGACCGCCAAAGCCATCCACAACACGCAAAACATTGTGGTTTGTTGCATAGACACGGGCGGAACAATCTCCTCTTGCAGGATTTGTTGTCTGGTTCATTGTGAGCTGCCAGATAATATTATCAATGCGACTTGCGTTCATGGAACCCGTAGGCTGCAGTTCTTCAGGTCTCAAAGCAAAACTATAGACATAGAGATAATTCTCATTCGGAATCACAGTATGACGCTGCCACGGCTGGACAAGACGGAAATAGCCTGCATCTCTCTCTTGAAAACGATCCTGGCCATCGAGCTGGAGAATTGCCGATGTCAACAAATCCGTTCGTTGACCTGCCTCTGAGATTGCAAGACTGCTGTAATTAAACCATTCGTGATAAGATTCCATGACATTCTTTTGGATAATAAAGATAAATTCGCGAATTGGATGATTAAATTCCACACTGACAGGAATCATATTAATGCTCGGGTTTATGCCAATAGAAGGAGTGTATTGAACCTGCTCAATGAGGTATTCATGTGAGTTTGCGACGAAGCGACGACGCTCCTCGATATCAAGGAAAGTATAATCACCCCACATTTGCATATCGATTATGCTTGCAGGATTGACTGTCGTGCTGTCGCAATTCGCAACGAGTTGGTCGGAATAAAAGAGTTGCTGGAGAGGTCTCAGTGTAATATTGATACGAACAGGGTGATACTGAAGGGCCAATAGAGGCAAACTAAGTCCGGGATTTTTACAAAACCAGAACCGAAACGGAATATAGAGTTTCAGAGGTCCATAGAATGTCGGTGGGACATATCCGTCACCCTTGCCGATCATATCGTAAAAACCGAAACGTGTCTCCTCGGTTGTCGTCAGATTTGACCAGATTTCCATCCACTCGCCCGTTTGCTTATCAATTTCCTGCTCACCGATTTCAATTGAGACTTCTTGTATAAGTGCATGGCCGATAGCATTTACATAGGATGCATCCATTTGATTTGATGATAAGTTCAAGGCAGGCAATGTAACTTCCAGCATAATCTGACCAAGTAAATCACCACGACGGGGAACAAGACATGTAATTCGTTTTCCGAAATCAGGAGTTCCGTCAAAATACATAGGCATCGATTCAATTGCAAAATTCGTATACCGCCGATAGACCATCTTAAACCAAGTAATTTGTGGATTTCCTGTTAAGAAAACATCCTGTTTTCCTCTGGCGACAAGTTGTAAAAGACCACCTCCGCCTGTCATCTATACGGACTCGGTCTTTTTTAGTAATAAGATTCTGCCGTAAAGGAGTAGAATGGCGTCATCTCGTCGGACGTATGATACCGACACAATAACAGTTAGAACTATTTTTGCAAAAACAGTCAATAATTCAAATATACCTGCTCTCAGTGCTCTACTGACAGATGGTCAAGGTGGAACTTTTTGGGCAGGCCCTTCCACGCTTGGATTAAACAAGGCGTTCAATGAAATCGTAACATCTGCTGGAAGCTATACGGCTGATTTGAGTTATAATATCTTTTCTTTGTTTTCTGGGGCAGGCATTGGCATGGACGATGGATATCCAGCTGTAAATACAACAAGAATCTTCTCAAAGGCGTATCAAACAATCGACGTAAGTGGTGGCAATTTACTAAATGCTTATTCAAACGGATATCTGAATCCTACACTTCGAATCGCAGCGGAAGGTGATATTCAAATCCGTTCCGACCCAACAAATAACACATTCTTTATTCATGGCCCAATGACGGTAAATACTGTGTCAACGGGCATTTATGGATTTAGTCAGCTCTTAGCAATTCCTTCACTTTCAACACCTGTATCAAATGCAAATAAACAATTCGGATATTATTTAACGGCGACATCTCCATCAAGTCTTCTCACGTTTGCGGGAATTAATGACCTACAGTTAAGCACAAATGTCACAACGAATACTGTATTCGTAAGTATTAGTTCCTTTACGAGTGCAGGATATCAAGCATTGAGTGGTGAAATATTTGGTTCCTATGGCAGAATAACAAGCACTGTGAGCACGAATTATGTGCCTTATCCTGTCTTTCAATCGGGTGTAAGCAGCTTGTCAACAAGCTACGGTGGTATCTCAAACGTTCTTTTCTCTACACTCACATGGTTGGCGATCTCAACGGGTGTGGAGTTCTACACACTCACAGGTTTGATTAACGCACGAGCGACAATCATTCAGTTACTCGATTATGAAGCAGCGGCAGCTTCAAATCAAACAAGCACAGCAAAAGGCCTTGGATCTATGGGATATCTTTCATCACCTGTTACAAATGGTGCAGTAAGTTCTATTAATGTAAACGGCCCTGGTGTCTTTTCTACACTTATGGTCTGGGGTGGTGGCACCTATCCGCTCTCAACGGCCTCCGCGTTTGATCTAACAGTCCTAGGTGCAGGAACTGTTGGGCGTATTGGTGGCACAACCTGGACAACCATTTCCGATTCACGAATCAAAACAAACATCGTCGAAGCCAATTATGATACTTGTTATAATGACATAAAAAATATACCTCTTCATCGTTTCACGTATATTTCTTCATTTTTTGACACCTTTGCGGTTAACGATAGAAATGTGCTTGGATTTATTGCCCAAGAAGTCAGCACCGTTCAGCCAAAATCAGTTTCAGTAAATCCCATTTTAGGAATGAATGATACAATGTGGCTGAATACAGATCAGATTAATATGAGTCTATATGGTGCTGTAAAGAAACTGATTACTGATAAAGAGGCTGCAGAATCAACAATTATAGGACAAGGAATACAACTTCTAACTCTTCAATCGACAGTTTATGGATCTTTATCTTCTCGCATTTGAACTAGAAGATGAGTGGTTGTCCACCTACAAATATTCATGTGGGTTTGGGGGCTTCCTCCAGAAAAACATACGACACTGACTCTTTGGTCATGCGTCGTATCTTTGCATATGATCCCACGACCAATTCACCCGTTTCTACAAACTACATTTTATCTGGTGATATCAAAGGTGCTGCTCAGTTTAAGAATCCTCTCGAAGTGCTGAGCACATTTGGATGGGCTGATCTCCCGGATCAAGTCCTTAGCACACAGATACTGACTATTTCATCGGTGAGCAGTATGTATGGATATCTCGCGTCAACAGTCTCTTTTTTTCAGCCCTATTATCCTAGTTCACAGCAAATTTTCTTACCCAGCACGGTAAATGGTCTCGGAACCATGGGATACATTAGTTCAACACAGCTTGTAAGCACTCTGGCTACACTTGCGTCACTCGGATATGTTTCAACAACACAGCTTACAAGCACCACAGTAGGTCTAGCCTCGATTGGATATGTGAGTTCATCACAACTTACAAGCTCTTTAAATGGCCTCGGATCTATAAACTACGTAAGTTCATCACAGATTGCAAGCACTGTGATCGGCCTTGGAACGATCGGATATCTCTCTACAGCTTTCATTCTGACTCCCATTAACAGCACTGTTATTGGACTCGCAACATCTGGATATATTTCATCATCACAGCTTTTTAGCAGTATTCAGGGTCTCGGATCTCTATATGTTTCAAGTGTTAACTATACAAGCAGCGTGGCTGGTCTTGGTTCTGCAGGATATATTTCATCAACACAACTTCTCAGCACAATTGCCAATTTAGGAATAACAGGATATGTTTCAACATCACAACTTACTAGTAGTTTAGTAGGACTTGGAACATCTGGATACATTTCATCGCCATCTCTATACTCAACAGTTGCAGCAAGTGCAGTGTTATTTGCTTCCACAACAGCGGGTTTAGGAACTGCAAACTATGTTTCATCAACACAGCTTACAAGCACTGTTATAGGTCTAGGATCTGCAGGATTTCTAAGTTCATCCGTGTTTTCTTACTTAAGCAGCATAACCATAAGTTCTGCAACAATTGTTACATCGTCAATCAGTACATTCGCCCTTAATGCATCACAGGTGACAATTGGTGCCAATCCATTTTCCTTCTTTTTTACGTCAAGTGTCCAAGGTTTCGGATCTGCAACATATGTTTCCTCCTCACAGTTGACGAGCAGTCTATTTGGACTCACCAACCTCGGATATGTAAGCTCTCAACAACTCACCAGCACAACACAGGGATTAGGACTTTTGGGATATATTAGTTCAACACAGCTTACAAGCAGTATCACTGGATTAGCAACGGTAGGCTATATCTCATCTACACAGCTTTACAGCAGTCTAGCAGGCCTTGCATCCTATGCATTTATCAGCACATCGCAGTTGACAAGCACTATTGATGGTCTTTCTGGTTCTGGATATGTAAGTTCAACTCAGCTATTTAGCTCAATTACAGGATTAGCAACGACAGGTTATATCAGCACAACACAGTTGACGAGCACTATCGATGGTCTTTCTGGTTCTGGATATATAAGTTCAACTCAACTATTCAGCACGGTTACAGGCTTAGCAACGACTGGATATGTGAGCTCCACGCAGCTTTTCAGTTCCCTTGCCAATTTTGTCAGTATTCGGTCAACCTTCAACAATAACATTAGCGGCAATTGGTCCAATATAAACTTCTTGTATCAGAATTTGACTGCAGGAGCGTCTACAAATATCATGCAGTTCGATATGGGACCGACGTTCAGAAATAAGATGGTCTCTGGAGCCGCCAATTGCAAACTAGACATCGAAACAAAGATGAATCTACAATTCTCGTATTATGATACCAATTCGAGAGACTATCAGTTTAATACCTTTTTAGTCCGAGGGTCTAACTTTGTCACATCAAACATTATCGCCCAGGAATGCATGACCTATTATATTCTCAACACGAATCCGATCAATCTACCCTTTTTCTTCCAAGAAAAAAGTAGATTCATTATTAGCGATTCAAATACAATCTCGAGTTTGAAATACTGGGGAGCCTTCAGCACACTCAGTGTATATAACACGTTTGGACCCAACGTGCCTGCAACCAATCAGCTGTTCGCATCACCTGCGTCCACCGCATGCGTCTCTGTTGTCCTTGATAATCTTCCCACACCGTAAACTCAATTAAAGAACCTTAAGTTGAAAGGTGGCTGTTAAACTCTTAACAGCTATAGTATCACTCACCAAAACAGAGTATGTCTTGATAGCAGTGGCTGTCGTAGGAGTTCCTGAGACGAGTCCTGTGCTCGAATTTATTGAAATTCCTGTCGGCAAGGAAGGAGTCACAGTAAATCTATATGTTCCACTTCCGCCAGAGGCCGTAACCGGTGTATAGGATTTCATCGCAACACCATGTGTAACAACATTGCTTGTTTCAGAAGTCCCTACACGAAGAATCGGATAGGTAACAACATTCTTCGGTGCAACAACAACAGGCGTGTAATGAACTGGGTCGACTGACGCATTGACAATCTGTTGTGTTAAAGAAAGCTGTGTTGTCTGTGCATGGGTGAGATCAATCTTTGCCGAGGATGTAACAATAGCCTGAGGCCTGTTCAAAAGAATATGATTCGGGTCAGATAATGCAAGATTATTGTAATAATAAGCATTTGTCTTTCCAGACTTCTGCTTAATATATTCAGCCATAGACATATTCGCGTTGGGCATTCTATTTACTGCTGCTTATTTTCATTTGATTTTTATGTTCATCATATATATTTTCATAGAACGCAGGTGTAATATATATAATTTCTGGTATATCGTATAATTTTAATAAAGGTGCAAGTTCATTCTCTAGAAATTGAGGACCACCTTTAAAAGCGGGGATTTGAGGTATCCGTATTATAGAATATCCATTTTCAAGAGCTTTCTTCATTTTCCATATATCTCTTTTTTGAGTTACTTCGGGTAATTTCCAGCATGATACAGTTTTAAAATGTTGGTCTCCATCGACTTCAATAATAAGTTTTAATTCTTTAATTACCATATCAAAGGGAAGAATATAGTTTGTATCTGGATTTGTTGTCCAAATAGGACGAAAATTTAAAATACTAGAATCATAGAGATTTCTTATAAATTCAAAGACATATCCTTCTGTTTTATTAACACAACTTGGACATCCGTGGCCTTCAAGGTGATTTCTTGCTCTTTGAGTAAAGTCACCATGTTTTAAACAAGTTATAACTAAAGAAAGACATGATCCTGTGTATTCAGATTTACTATAGTTATATTGTGAACCATGAACACTTTTTGCTTGAGTAATAAATTTCCATTTAGTATATGGCATAGCACTTATAGTATAATATTATAAGTGTTATATTCAATTTTAAGAAAATATAAAAATAAACAAGGGTGGGAGTCATATCTAGATTATTAACGTCATGTTTGTTTATTTTTTATAGGAGCAAGGACCAGTTTAACTTCACCTAAATTGGCAACAGTGTAGCGTAGAATGAGCGGATAATCGTTCTTCAAATAAAGTTCAATCGACGGGCACAAAGAGGTGCACTTTGTAAAAAGAACAAGGTGCTTGAGCTGAAAGAGACCCTGAACAATCTCATTACTCGTCGTGTTCTTCTGGACCTTCACCGTGCTATTATTCTCACTGATGATTGTCTCCTGCTCGGCGAAATCACCCATACACTTGAAGATTAGATCAGAACCTGAGGATGTAATCTCCACGTCAAGCTTCTCACCCAGTGCATTCATATCGCGACAGATCTTCTGGACATCCGCAGAAGGCAAATGAATGATCGACGGAAAGTTGAGGTTCGGAATCTGGATATCCTCCACATCCGTGTCAAACAACTTCAGAAAGTAGTTCGTCACCGTTGACTTCTCAGAGTTCTCCATGCGAATTCCAAGCTTGTTCGGATTGGACGCAGGAAGATACAGCGTGAGAGAATCATTATTACCCATCGTCTTGATCAGCTTGAAGAGATAGATCATGTTGACACCGAGGACATACTTCTGCGGGCAATAGTATGACTCAAAACGATCGGCGTGGAGCCTCAGATAAACAAGAACGGTGTGCGTCTCATCAACAGCCATCACCTTAAGTCCCTGGGAGTCAAACTCAAGATTAGCTTCTGTCAAGATTTCTTTGAGAGCCTCTATCAGTGTCCGGAAAGCTCCAGCCTGGACCGTTTTGATCTCAAACAAATTTCCATTGGTATTTGGTCTCCCCGTAGATGCCATGTTAATGAATTGGGTATTCTGCTTTAGACGGAAGAGTCTCGGGAGGCTTGTTTGGCCGCCGTAGCTTAGTCCTTCGCTAGTGTAGCTTAGTCCTTCGCTAGTGTAGCTTAGTCCTTCGCTAGTGTAGCTTAGTCCTTCGCTAGTGTAGCTTACTTCTTCGCTAGTGTAGCTTAGTCCTTCGCTAGTGTAGCTTAGTCCTTCGCTAGTGTAGCTTACTTCTTCGCTAGTGTAGCAGCTTTCTTTGCTACATACTTGCGAAGGAATCGCTCCATGTTGTTCTGACGTCCATTCTTTGCCATGCGGGCAAACTGTAATGTCTGAGCAGCACTCGGTCCTTTAGCACCCTGAGGTCCAACTGACATCAGGCGGGCCCTTGCTTCCTCCTTGTTTGCATTACGAACAGGGCTTCTCTTTCTTGTTGCAGCAGACGCATTATTCAGACCTAGGCGTCTCGTCTCAGAACGACTAAATGCTCTACCAACCTCATTCGGTGATGGCGGTCCAGCACGTCTACCCGTTGCAGCCATGACATTGCTGTCAGGAAGTCCAAATGTCCTCAGAAACTCCTGCTGCTTTCCAACATTTCCATTCCGCATCAGTTTTCCGAGAGTCATAAAATTTCCAGCACGTCTCTTTAACTCAGGATGCTTCTGCTTTAATGTCTTTAGAGTCGCAGCCGCCTTTCTGCGATACGGACTAAATCTGTTTTTCCGCGTTTCCGCAGGAGGTGACTCAGGTGTCTCAGGTGACTCAATAGGCCCATACCGATTGAAAAAGTTCCTATCATTCAGACCTCTGCGTCTCAGAGATGCAAGTGTAGTGAAGTTACCCTTTGTTCTCTTGATACCAGGATGAGACTCCTCAAACCGCCTGATCGTCTCAGCCGCTGCTCTTACCTGATTCGCCCACGCAACCCTACGCGTCTTTTCAGCAGCACGAGGAGGTGATGGAGGAGAAGGTGCACGAACATCACGAGCCTTACGACGTGTCATAAGCTTCTTATACTCTTTCATTGCTGCATTACTGTCTTCCTGAGCTTGTCTTTTAAGATTACGCTGTAACCTGGGTTCTCCTCTAGGAACAGGAGCAACCTTCTTAGCATCTCTCTTCGGGCCCTGGACCTTTCGATCCCGAAACTCATCCAAAAACGCAGCAGCGGCTCTTGAATTCTTACGCACATACGCGGCATATTTATTCACATTCACGCCAGAAGGATTGCCGTATTGCTGCAATTCAGCACGGGCACGTTCACGATTGCGAGCCCAATCCTCCTTCTTACCACCACCCTTGCGTGAAAACATGCGTCTACCCGTAAGTGCTGCTAAAGGAGCCAGATACCGACCCCCGTCCACAACACCCTGCATCACACTCGGAAAGAATCCACCAATCCTCGGTCTCAAAACAAGATCATTTTGGACCTGCAGATTTGAACCCGCCGACGCAGAAGGTTCTTTATAAGAACTATCCACAAACGATAAAGGTTGGGCAGCCATTCTGCTTATACAAGAGAATTCATAAGAGGCCACTAGCCAAAATTGAATCCCAAGGCCCCCCCCTTGCCCAGCAGGAAATACCATGGCCACTGCTGATCAGTATAAGCGTCTCACGCACCGCGACCACATTCTTGAGCTTCCAGACACCTATATCGGTTCTGTGGAGACTCATCAGGAGTTGCGATGGGTGTATGACGCGGAGAAGGGAAAGATGGTGCACCGACAGGTCGCCTTCAATCCTGGCTTCTACAAGCTCTTTGATGAGATTGTAGTAAATGCCCGTGACGCTCTTGTCCGTTCTCAGGCCGATAAGTCTAAGACACCCATCAAGCACATTGATGTGTCTGTGACAACTGGACCCACGGGATGCAAGATTGTTGTCGAGAACGACGGCGATGGCATTCCTGTTGAGGAGCACTCCGAGTATAAGGTCTACGCCCCTGAGCTAATCTTCGGTCACCTGCTCACCAGCGGTAACTACAACAAGGAGGAAGAGAAGATTGTAGGAGGCAAGAATGGATATGGTGCAAAGCTGGCAAATATCTTCAGCAAGTCGTTTACTGTCGAGACTCGTGATCCGCGTAATGGTCTCGCATACTCGCAGACCTGGAAGGATCACATGTCCACCTGCGGAAAGCCGAGTGTTCGCAAGGACAAGGCCACCAAGGGCTACGTCAAGATTATCTTTGAACCTGATCTGAGCCGTTTTCAGGGCCTCCAGATGGAGGAGATGACCGCAGTTCTCCAGACTCGTGCGTATGAGCTTGCAGCTCTCGCGGGTAAGGATGTCAAGGTCTCCTGGCAGGGTCAGGTCATCACAACCAACACTTTTGAGAAGTTCACGCATCTCTTCGTCAAGGATCAGGCCTCCATTGCCTTCGAGCAGTGTGGTGAGCGTTGGTCTATTGCGGCTGTTCTCACTCGCTCCCTGTTCGATGACGACGATACTCACGATGAACGCCATGTCTCCTTTGCGAACGGCGTCAATACGAAAAAGGGCGGTAAGCACGTAGAGACAGTCACACGCCACGTGCTGAATGATTTCTGCGAGGTCGCCAAGAAGAAGAAGGTGGATGTCAAGCCGTCACAGCTCAAGGACGCAGTCCTCTTCTTCGTAAATGCAACAATTGTAAATCCCTCCTTTGACTCACAGACAAAGGAGTATCTAACTACGCCTGCAAACAAGTTCGGCTCAGTCTTCAAGTGTTCACCGAAGTTCTGTGAGACTCTTATCAAGATTGGATTGCTGGAGGAGGCACAAAGCATCGTGGAGGCGAAGGCTGCGAAGGAGGCCAAGAAGACCGACGGTGCAAAGAAGAAGACCATTCGTGGAATTCCGAAGCTCGAGGATGCTCTGTGGGCAGGCACGGGCAAGTCATCTGAGTGCACACTCATTCTCACGGAGGGAGATTCAGCTGCAACCTCCGCAATCTCAGGCCTCAAGGTCGTGGGACGTGAACGCTGGGGTGTCTTTCCCCTGAAGGGTAAGATGCTGAACGTAAAGGATATCAGTCAGCTCAAGTTCAATCAGAACGAGGAGCTTACTGCGATCAAGAAGATTGTGGGTCTGGAGCAGGGCCGCAAGTATTCGACAACCAAGGATCTTCGTTATGGCCGCATCATGGTCATGGCAGATCAGGATTTGGATGGAGCCCACATCAAGGGACTTCTGATGAATCTGTTTCATACCGAGTGGCCTACACTCATGCAGATCAACTTCATCTGCTCTCTGGCCACGCCACTTCTGAAGGCTATGCGTCGTTCCGAGACGCGTTCCTTCTATTCACAGCCCGAGTTTGATACCTGGCATCAGGTAGCAGGTCCTGGATGGAAGCTAAAGTATTACAAGGGATTGGGCACGAGCACTCCTGCCGAGGCCCGTGAATGGTTCGAGAATCTCCACGAGATTAAGTATACCTGGGACACCGAGACCGATGAGTCCATGTCTCTCGCATTTAGCAAGAAGCGATCCGATGATCGCAAGAAGTGGCTCGGCACATATGATCCAAAGCGTATGGCTGCCGCAGATGAGCGTGGATGTGTCGACTACACCAGCTTCGTCAACAACGAGCTTATTCATTTCAGCAATGCAGACAATATTCGTTCTCTGCCCCACCTGATGGACGGTCTCAAGCCGTCACAGCGTAAGATTCTCTATGGCTGCCTGAAGCGTGGCCTCAAACAGGAGGTTCGTGTTGCACAGCTAGCAGGATATGTTTCAGAGCACGCTGCCTATCACCACGGCGAGGCGTCTCTGAACATGACGATTGTCGGCATGGCACAGACCTTTGTCGGCTCAAACAACATCAATCTCCTTGTTCCGATCGGGCAGTTTGGATCTCGCCTTCTCGGTGGAAAGGATTCAGCTTCTGCCCGATACATTCACACACACTTGGAGCAAATCGTCGATGTTCTCTTTCACAAGGAGGATCTGCCGATTCTAAAGTATACCGAGGATGACGGTGTTCCTGTTGAGCCTGAGAACTATCTGCCTGTTGTCCCTCTACTGGCGATCAATGGCTCAGTAGGCATCGGCACGGGATTCAGCACGGACATTCCTCCTCACAATCCTTCTGAGGTCGTGTCGCTGATTGAGCAGCGTATTCGCGGAGAGCGTAAGTCACTCAGTGGTCTATCTCTGAAGCCCTGGTGGTATGGATTCAAGGGCCCTGTTCTTCCTAACGGCGAAGATACCTGGATCACGAAGGGCCTCTACACGCTCGATGATGCGAAGCGGACGGTGACAATTTCAGAGTTGCCTGTTGGAACCTGGACAAAGGACTATAAGGTCTTCCTGGATTCGATGTGTGTTGATGATAAGTCTGTCATGAAGTCATTTGATGACCTGTATGATGATGACACGGTTCGCTTTGTCCTTTACATGGAGAATGATTATTACGAGGACATCAAGGCTGACATGGCCGAGTTCGAGAAGCGTTTCAAGCTGACTACGTCATGGAAGCTCTCGAACATGACGTGCTTTGACACGGAGATGAAGATTGTAAAGTTCTCGACGGTGGGTGACATCCTAGAGGCATATTATGTGCCGCGTCTGGTTGCATATGAGACGAGGCGGGTGCGAGAGATGGAGCGGCTGGAGAAGGATGCTCTTGAGGCTGATGCGAAGGCGAGGTTCCTCCGAGCAGTCCTTGAGGGATCTCTGGATCTCCGGAAGGCCACGGATGAGGAGATTGTGGGGGCGATGGTCAAGCACTCACTGCCTCCCATTTCCGATCCCGAGTTTCCCGATACAGTTGATGCATATGAGTATCTACTGAAGCTGCGTATGGATCGTGTGAAGGCTTCGGCAATCAAGGATGCAGAGGATTCTGTTCTGAAGGCACGAATGGCCTACGAGTTGCTTCGAGACACGACGGCTTCGGCTCTCTGGCTTGAGGACCTACAGGCATTCAAGGCAGCATGGGAGACTATGCAGAAGACGAGGGAGAAGGCTGGCACTACGGGGCCCAAGAAGAAGCCCACTAAACGAACTGGTTAAAAGGCAATGACTTGGATCCTGCCCGACTGAGATTCTGGGGCTGGGCCATCGGTGTGGGTAAAGTGCTTATGTCCTTTAAATAATAATGATAATGATCCACGGCTGAGAGAATATGAGGGGCAGACCAATTTACGACAAGTTGATTGAGCTCAGCAACCTGATCAGGAATACCAAACGGCAGGTTCTTTGCATACTGATAATAAATAGCACGCATGATTATTTTTAATTCATCCACGGATTGATCATCGATTACATATCCCTTCGGTTGGCTCTTATCAAAGACATACCGACGAATACTATTTTGAACAACTCGTATATTCTCTTGGCTGAAAAAGGCCTTACTTACCGGCGTAGTTTCCCAGTTGCCGCGTAACATATCGGTCTCGAACCCCTTCTCGACCGTTGTTTGATGCTGAAATCCGGGGAAGGTGGATGAGAGTTCACCACCGGCACTAGGTCTCTCCTCAAGATTCACTCGACCATTCTGTCCTTTGTAACTGTCCGGATTTGTTAAGGGGAGTTCAAAGTCGGCGTAGTTTGTGTTCGTGTTCATGTTCTTTGTCTCTGACTGGTGTCTCTGAAAATATTTTCTAATCAAGGAGTATAGAATCAAATGACCTCCATTCCCTACGGCCTCAAGAGCATCCCTGCCGACTCGCGTAACTTCATGCCCGTGTCGTCGCTCGCCTACCCTGGCGGCATCAACTCCCTGAACATCGCCACGGGTGTTCTCTCCACGGCGGCCTGGTCAGGCCAGTGCAATGCTGGTTCCTTCACGGGCCAGGGCTCCAAGTACACGTCCTCCATCAACGGCCCTGGTGCGGGCAAGCTCCGTGACATGGGCAAGACGTTCGTCTCATCTGGCCGCTTCTTCCGCAAGGTCCAGCTGATCGTTCCGAACACGGCCACGACCTCCACGTTCGGCGTTGAGGGCAAGGTCTTCTCCCCGCAGCTCGAGGACTACCTCCAGGGCTACATTGAGCTCGGCTGGGAGGGCAACGGCCAGTCTGCCCCTGTCGCCCGCACGATGTAAATACATTTTTTCCTACAAACCTTTTTTTAGAGTTACATTTTGTCTCTCTAAAAAAAGCACATCAAGTAGAAGATAGAGATGGATTACTGGTTTATCCTCTACATATTAATCGCAGTTGGCGTGTGCCTAGGTGGCATGGTTGTCCTCATTCAAAGCCAAAGAACCCTCGGTGGATTCTTGTTTCTCGTCGGTGCCATCTTGATCTTTGTGTTCTACGGCTTACGTTGGTTTTCCGGTGACACCCTAAGACCGACAAAGTTCAGTTCAACGACTTGGCCACCTGTTATCAATCTCTGCCCCGATTTCCTGTCATTGTATGACCGCGGGTCCGGTGGAAAATCAGATAAGGTTTGTGTTGATTTGATTGGTGTCTCCAATGGCGGTATCCAGAAGTTACTCGACACGCACAATGCTCAAAATGATGGCTATGTATTCCATTTGTTCCAGGATAAGAGTGGTGCTGATCGTCTAAAATCTCTGTGCCAGGAGTGCAAGGATAAGGCGGTCACATGGGAGGGCATCTTTGATGGCGTTTCATGCCAGGATCCTTCTTTTGTCCCGAGAACTGACGGCACAACGGATTCTACAAAGCCTTCAGACACATGCAAGTAAAATTGTTGGCTCTTTTTAAAAAAAACCCAGTATAGTTTCCGATGTCCGACGAAAAAGAAGAGAAAGAAGAGTATAAAAGTCTAAAGGAGGCATCAAGGTTGGCCCTTTCGACCTTTATAGTGTATTCAGTTCATTTTGGAGCTCTTAAGACATATGATGCATTCTGTGTCCCTGATGGAGTGTATGGATATCTTCAAGGGCTTATTACAACAGGAAGCCCTGTTTGTAGGTTTGTTCTCGATACTGTAACCTCTACACAGAATCATTATAGTGGTGTTCTTCTTGTTGGTGCTAGTCGTCTTCTTCTAGGGCTAATTGGTATCTAAAAAGAACGTTTGGTTAAGAAGTAAATGTGGTCACCCACGCATATAGACAAAACAATTTGTCTACATCCAGGGGCGGAAAGTAAAATCAAGGGATGGCTCGAAAAGCCGTCACATGCAGCTATTCTTTTGTATGGAGAGCCTGGTGTTGGAAAGACAACAATGGCTCATCGTGTCTTTAAAGATAAGGGTCTTAAAACTATTGAATATAATGCGAGTCATACACGCAGCGGCACTTCCTTTCGGAAACTCATTTTGCCTTTGTTGAAGGAGGGTGGTATTGTAAACATGCTTGAGACAGGTAAAAGAGGTGGTATTGGTATTATTCTTGATGAGATTGATGGTCTAAGTCAGGGCGAGAAAGGTGGTTTAAAAGAACTCCTGGATTTTTTGCGTGGATGGAAACCCAATCAAGAAACCACGCCTTTGATTCTGATCAGTAACACACTGGACTCGAGAAATCTGATCCAGATTTCTAAGTTGTGTTTGACAATTCCAATCGGAGAGGCCGACAAGGGACAGGTCGAGAAATGGCTAGGCAAAACTCTCGAATCCGACGATGCAATTAAGAAGGTTCAAGGAGACTTACGATTATTACAGCGTCAAGTTGCAGGACTTGAAACACCGTTTGAAATGAGTGAAGTTCCTGAGGGAATTCTTCCTATTGCCTGGTGGACTCTGTGGAATGAATGGGATCCATTTGTTGATCTAGATATTGAGAGCCATGAAGCTAATCTTGCTGGACTCGTAATGATTGAAAATATGAATGACCGTATTCTTATGTCAAAGGGAAATACAGAAGAAGCATGGCGTTCATATCGATCCCTCTATACAGCATATTGTAAGAGTGATCGTGCAGACTTCTGGGCCTTCTTTCACCAATGCTGGAATCTGTTGCCTTTGTCTCAGGATTTGAAGTTGAAGATTCCGAGTTTACGTCTAACACAGGAAGCACCTTTGCCTCCAGGATATACACATAACTCATCAGAAGTTCTTCGGTATACACCTGTCTTGACAAAGCAATCAGCAATCTTCAACTCATGGAAGTTCATGTGCGAGATTGCAGATCGCGACTCTATACCTGTTCATATTGTCCCGCTTGTGTGTCACAAAGAGGCTGAGAAGGCTGATCAAAAAACGGATAAGATTCGTCGCTTAAAAAATATTGCTCTCAAGACGCTTCTGCCTTAGATATTCCAGAATTCTGGAGTATGACGCTTAATCCAGTCACGAATAAGAGGTTCCTCTTCCTGTTTCACTGGCATTTCAATGTATGTAATGGAAATGCCACGAGAAGTTAATGTATTAAAGACTATTTGAAGAGTATTGTCTTTCCAGGACCACGAGGTCATAATATACGGCTTGAACTTCTTATGAGGCATATTATCCAGGAAGTTAGTCCAATTCTTGTAAGGAATATAGGTACCATTTGTTGTTGGAGTAATCCACGGAGTTACGACATTCCATAGAGGGACAGATGTTAGATCGGTCATTTTGGCTGCCTGCTTTGATGTTTTACTGCTTTTCAATTTTTACTGCTGTGCATGGATCATCTCATCCGGGTGAAGAAGACGCACAACCTCCAAAGGCTCTGTGCGACCCAAACGATACGCACGTCCTAAAATCTGCTTCTCCTCCTCGTGTGTCATCGCGTGAAGAAGAATCACATGCGTGGCTGCCGTGATATTCAGGCCCGCACCCGCCTGAATCGAATTCAGAAGCAAGACATTCGTATCACCCTTCTGGAATGACTTTAGTGTCTGTGCAATGACATCCTTATTGCCCTTTACAAGCTTCACCGTCAGCTTCATGGCCTCAATCTCGTGACTCAGCTGAACGAACGGATTGTCATAACGACTAAAGATCAGAAACTTGCCACTCGGATTCGCCTTCAGAAGCTGGATAAGCTGCTCGGTCTTCTTTAAAGGCTGCGGCTCATCAGACTTTACTTACTC